AATCCATATGATTATCCAAATAAATTTCTATACGAGACAACATATTTCAAAAATATGAAAAATCTTATAGAAGAAGCGTTGGGACAGTATCCACTGATACCAAAAGCCAATGGTCCCAGGGGAACAGCAGGAGAAACGGTTGAACTGCCATTCAGATACGGATCTGTAAAAACATTATCATATTCTACCGGAGTAGAATTCACAATAAGATTAGCGGATAACAGGCCATTTATTGGCAGTAAAGGTTCTTTTGCTACGGTTTCGTTCTATGGAGCGATTGGCGATGAATAAATATTAGGATAAAAATGAGATTTCTTGTAATGTCGGGTGGTTCATGCAGAGGAGCGTTTCAAACAGGCTGTTTGAAATATTTATTAAATGATCTTGAACTTCAATACGACGGAGTCTGCGGCATCAGCATCGGTGCAATAAATTCAGCAGTATTGGCTCAACATAGAAAAGATCAGCCGAAAGAAGCTTTTCTTGAATTAGAAAATCAATGGAATAATATTTCTCAAGAAAAAGTAATAAAACCTTGGTGGCCGTTCGGAAAGCTTTCAAGCGTCTGGAAACAAAGTCTTTTTGATTCAACACCCCTGACTACTTGGTTAGAAAAAGATGTTGATCTTAAAAGAATCAGAGCTAGCGGAAGAATGATCGGTGTAGGTGCGGTTTCACTGGTTACGAATAAATATAGAATGTTCACGGAAAAAGATGATGATCTGATCAAGGGAGTCATTGCCAGCTCCAGTTATCCTGGATTCTTTATTCCGGTTAAAATTGGCGATGATATCTTTAGTGATGGTGGCTTAAAGAAACAAGTAAATCTGTCCGATGCTATTAATTTAGGTGCGGATGAAATTGATATGTTGGTTTGCAATCCTCCAGCAGAAGGAAGCAATGATCCTAAGTTGGGGAATACGATTGATGTTCTGGGAAGGACTTTAAGTACATTGTCGAATGAACTTATGGAATATAATATAAATACTTGTATTTTTTACAATAAATTAGTAACGGCGGGGTTGTCTGAAGGTAAACGTTATATTAAACTTAATGTTTTGAGACCAGAAACCAGCCTAATTTCTGATTCGATGGACTTTAGCCATGAAAGCTATAAAAGAATGTTTAATATCGGATACGATCTGGCAAGAAAGAATTTCAAGCCATAGGTATATTTTCAGGATATAGATAGGGCAGAGTGAAGTTGATTCGTAACAAATGTGAGATTGAAGGGTGTGAAGAACGGGAAAATCTTCATCTACACCACATTTGCGAACGTACAGAGGTAAATACCACGAATCATCCGATGAATCTCGCTATTCTTTGCGCCAACCACCACGGATATACGCATTCAGGAAGGTTAAAGGTTATTGGGGTTTATCCTGGTTCCCGACTTCCCAACGGAAGAATATTGGTTTATGTTCTGGATGGAACAGCCAATGTTCCGGGTATTGTTGAACCCTACGTAACGTTTAAAAACAAATCAATAAAGGTATGATGGTAAAAGCAACACCAGAACAGATCAGTAGGAGAAATCTTCTCAATACTGCAAGAAAATTGGGATTCGAACATGAAGTGTTGGAAATTCTCAAAAATACAGATGAGCAGATGAAACGGTGTACGGATCCGGTTGAACGGAAGCAAATTGCTCTGTATGGAATCGTACAGATTGATCGGATATTTGGTAGTAGCAATACGTTAGAGGTTGACGGGAAAATTATTTATTAGGAAGCATCATGAGTGATAATAAAGAAGAAGAACGGTTTCAAGGTACGGTAGTTTGGTTTGATCCACGTAAAGGTTACGGATTTATTGGCCTGGATGGTCAGGATGACCTTTTTGTTCATTTCTCTGATATTGTTTCGGAAGGATTCCGAACTCTTAAGAAAGAACAAAAAGTATCATTCACCATGGGTGTGAATAAAAAAGGCAAACCAAAAGCTGCCAACGTAATGGTTCTTCAATAATATAAAGTTTAGTGTTTCAGAACACTTTGAATGATCGTGATGAGACTTCCTGCACCCGCGCCGCCTATCATGATGCTCAGTTTAAATATAGCGCGGTCAATTTCATCTATTTTTGATTTGATTTTATCAAAAAGATCTTTGTTTTCAGTTATCTTTTCTTTCAAAGAAACCTGATTCTCTATAACTTCTTTCAGTTTATCATTTATCAGATCAATTTTTTTGAAGTTTTGGCTCTGTTCAGATAATGATTTAATTATATCTTCGTTTTGTTTTTCTACTTCAAGATAAATCGTTAGCGCTTTTTGATTAGCTTCAAGAATAATATTTACATCACTGATCGTAAGGAGACCGTTTTCGCCCTCAAGAAGATCAGGGCTACTTTTAGTAATTATACTTTTTTTACGGTCAACCATTTTAAACCTTAGAATTCTTTTCTATATTATTTATCTTAATTCTTGCGATACACTGATCATATAACTTATTCAATTGTCTATACTGGTCAATTATTTCTTTTAATTTGACCATACAGTCTGGTTCCTCATTTTCTTCGGATTGATTTTTCTCAGCTAGATTGCTCATTTTAGATAGTCTTTACGCTCAGCCGATACGATATCGACATTTTCTTGAGCAAACATATCATCAGAGATATTCAGCTCTTCGTATTGTGGTTGAACCGACTCTACAATAGATTTTGTACGACTAGGGCTGTGGACTTCATCGCCTAATGTATATTTAGAAATTATTTCTTGCTGAGGTGGAATCTTTCTAACTTTTACAAGACTTCTTTTTTTAAATAGAGATCCGGAGGATTTAGATAATTCTAACTGTTTTTCTGTCAAATGGTAATGGCCCCGAGACAAAAGATTGACAGTTGTTCTGGCCGGAATAGTCAGATTAAGATCACACAGACTAACATTTCTATCGGAAATATTGGTTACAAAGAATGTTTTTTCAATAGTTTTGATAGACTTCATGTTTGCAAAAATGTTATTATATGCGTATTTCACCATTCTCATAGGATGAGATCTATTCTGTATAGTCCAGGCCAGACTGCCACGCTTACCCTTACCTGTCTTGATGGTTACGGGAGTCTTGCGGATGCCGCGGTATTACCTAACGTTAAGGCTATTTATTTTCCCAATTCAACTTTAGCTGTAGGTTTTCCGGCCGCCATGACTAAACTTTCAACTGGAATCTATACGTATAAATTTAAACTTCCGATCGGTGCTTCGGCTGTCGGTACGTATATCGCGGTGATGGAATTCACAATGGACGGGACTCTTCTGAGGAACGAAACGATTGATCTGTTGGTACAGGTTCCTTTTGGTAATTTTTCTATAACGGGCTCCTGAGGCCCGGGACATTTCGGAGGCTTTCATGGCGATAAAAACCCGCGCCGAAACAATTCATCCAAAAGATACCATTACGCTCCGAGCAACTTTTAAAGATGACTCCGGAACACCTACTGATTTGGATCTTTTTCCAACCGTATCGATTCGTGAACCAAGCGGTCTCGTATCCCTCGCCCCTACCAGCTCCGGAGTCTATCGTCTCTCAACCGGCATCTATGGTTTTGATTATACATTCGGCATTAATCCAAACAATGGCGTTTATAATGATGTCTGGAGAGGGAATGTATCAGGATTTCCATTAGAAGCTACATTTAATTTTATTGTCTCGGGAACAGATCTTCCAAAATTAAACTCCGATGGTTACGTAGCGCTGGGTGATGACCCGGGGTTCAACTATACTCAAACTGCAATCAGAAATATCAATATTCTTCTTAAAGGACTGAAAGCCAGATTAAACAGTTCTGGCAAAGCTGTCCGTACGGATGAGCACGGAAATACCGTATATATTGATTGTGATATATTTTCAATCGATACATTGGTTACTTTGCTTTGTATGTCACTTAGTGATTTTAATCAAACTCCTATATTTACAAGCTTTACTTTTGAAGATACTCCGATCATAGAACTGTTTTTTGATATTTTGATCCGTGGAGCTACCATTTATGCTCTAGCGAGCAAAGCACTGATCGAAAAAGGTAGGGAATTCACCATTTCGGATAATGGTCTTAGTTTTAATCCACCATCCGTGGCAGAACTTCTGAATTCTCAATACGGCACGGTTTTGGCAAATTACTTTGAACAACTAAAATATATCAAAAACAATATGCGCCCGGCTCCATCTGGATTGGGAACCTGGAGTGTCAGCTCTACCAATCCTCAGTACAGGAAACTACGGCACCTTCGTGAAAGAAGGCTAATATAATGGAACGTTTTACATTACAGCAAGTTAAAACGTTCTCTCCAGAATTACTCAGACGGGTCATACAGAGAGCAAAACACTTCCTCATGAAGGATCCTGTAATGCTTGAAGTATTTAGTAAATATGATGTGCCGATTGAGGATCTGAAAGAAATTCCTATATGTTTTGCTGACCTGGATGTTTCCGCTAGAACAAAACACGGAATAATATTCATTAATTATAAGCTTCTTTGTGATGGTGATTTTTATAAAGATTATTCTTACCTGATTCATGAAATAACTCATCAGCTACAACAAACTACTTCCGATGAAGCTCTCCCTTCTTCTGATGGTGAAGATTATCTCGATTCTCCGCAGGAAATTGAAGGATTTCGGAATCAAATTCAATGGATATCGGAAGAGTTTGGATCAGGTGAGGCTGATAAGTATCTTGATCGTATGCTTGATTATCATGAATTAGAAGGAACGGAAAAGAATAATAAAAAAGAACAACTGAGCGCTAAAGTTTAAGGACTGGTATGCCGTATTATCTATCCAGAACCATAGTTGGGGTGTCGGAAGTTTCGGCATTTAATGATGGCTTTACCGTTGAAGTTAAATGGAATACGGCCTATCCTGAATCCGTACTACTGAATATTGCCTATCATATCTATTACAGTACGGATTCCGAAACTGTATTTTCAGAAGGTGTTAAATTCATCGCACTGACAGGTAATTCAGCCAGGATTGCCGATTTGACTCCCGGGGATACGTATTTTTTTGCAGTCAGGGCCGTTGAGTATGATCCAAATATTGTATCCCCCTCACAACTAATACCAGTGACGGATGTTCTGTTTGCGTATCCGTCAACCATGCTCACACAAAATATACTGGCTACCGATACAACTATTCCGGTTATCTCGACAACAAGGTTTCCTGATTCTGGACTTATCCGGATCGGTATAGAACTGATCCGTTATACGGTCAAGGGAGCTACTTTTTTCTTAACCAATTCAAGCGGTCGTGGTTACGCCGCCACTACCGCAAGTCATCACGATACCGATGGGTACGACGGAACTCGTATCCAAGATACCAATATTGGTTTGTTTTTAGGTACGGAAGATCAGAATACTAAAATTTATAATGTTCTTTGCAGATTTGATCTTGATCATTTTTCATACAGAACAGCAGATGGTTACGCTCAAAGATTAAAAGATTTCATGACAAGCGATCTCGCTAGCAGCGATCTCGCGAATGAAGATTTTCAATCGTATGATTATGCAGGTTGGCACCGAACCGACCCAACATTGTTATTAAATGGTGAATGTGTCGATACGTATATTGGCGGAGAACAAGGTTGCGCTGATGGGTACGGAGGAGTCGGTAGGGTCCGGAGAGGGTTGTCGATTCAGGAACAAAACAATCAGCGACAAGAATTCCTATTAAACGTAATTGGAGAGCCGGTTGTTTTGGTCAAGAAACAACGAGCCGGTATTTATTGTAAGTGTTATTTACCATCTAGTGAATATCCTGATAATAGATGTCCAGTATGTCTGGGTTCAGGGTTTGTTAGCGGCTGGGAGCAATATTTTAATCAAAGACGATCAGATCGAAGAATAATGGTTCGTTTTGGTCCGGTTGATGATAAATTAAAATCCGGAGAAGCTGGATTGGATCCGGGAATTATATTTGATTGTTGGACCCTTACGGTCCCGACGATAAAAGATCGTGATTTTATTATTCGGTTTGATCAGGATGGAAACGAAGAATTTAGATATGAAGTTCTTTCGGTAAGTAGAAATAGATTGCTTCAAAGTTTGATGGGTGGGCAAAAATTTAAAGCACAACGTATTCAAAAAACCGACCCTATTTATCAAGTAAGAGTATTGAGGGATGCCGCGCCACTACCTAGAGTCCTCACGACGAGCATTGCTAGCAGCCCTGGAATCCTACCTCATTCGCACCAAATTGTTGTCGTGGATGGCGTGACGACGCTTTCCGAAGTCAATCAAACAACATCCATCGCGCAGGGACATTCTCATCAAATTATCGATGGAATCGTGCAGACTCAGTGGCTCGGACATACCCATACAATTGTTATTTAGCTATTCTGTACCATATTTTGAGTATTATATTGTGAGGCTGGCCCATGGTAGTTTTTGATAAAACAAAGGGAATCGGAAGACTTGTTACGGACAGGTTCGATTTCGAAAAACATATAAAAGGCGAGTCATTCCGACATACAGCCTCACAAATCGACACCACTGCCATATCTGGAATCGCCAGCACGAACGTTCAAGGTGTCCTTCAGGAAATCTATACGGTTTCTCAAGGCGCGGCACAGTTCGTAGTCGTGGGAGGCTCTACCTACGATATGTATGCTACGGGAACCCTTAATGATACGGTTCCGTATTTTGATCCAGTTCTGAATGATCTTTTTACCAATCCATCCAATCCAAATTATTCTCGTGTTCAGGATGGTGGATTGGTATTCATTAAGGCCGGAACATATAAGATATCCGGTACTGTACAGGTTCCTCCGGGCGTAACCATAATGGGGGAAGGCGCGGGAGCAAGATTTGTAAATCTCACGGTTGTGGCACACGGAACCGGAAGAGCGCTTTTTAACATAAAAGCCGATCCTTTTAGAGTGCCGGAGCAATCCGTTACTGGTTCAGTTGTGGGTTACGACCCATTCATAGCTTATAAAACAACCACTCTTACCAACCTAGTTATTCAGGACAATTATCCATATCCAAAAGTAACTGGTGATCTTACGTATAAAGATCCGCAAAGTACCAATATAGCATTGGTTACGTTGGAGCAGGGAGGGTCTCTTTCCTGCTCAGAAGTATTGTTTTTGGGAAGATCTAATCTTACCACCAGTACGGCTAAAGCAATTGACCTGACTGCTTCAGTTGTCAGCAGTTATTCAACATTGCTAAAAGTTACGGGATGTGGATTTGATGGATTTAGCGTGCCGGTTCAATTCCAGACATTGAATGGTGCAGCGGATCATATTCAGTTTATGAATAATAAGGTAAGGGCATTTGGAAAATTATCTGGAGATTCCAGCGGTCCTGGAAATAATTGTTTCATAAATTCAAATGCTGCCAACATTACGGTATCGGATAATTATTTTTGGGGAGATCTCAGTACTGTGCTGACGCTCCTATATATAAATGATGTTGTCGGTACATCATTAGTTTTTGGAAATTATAGTAAAATAGTAGTCGCGGATAATAACGTTACGATTAATAAATCATCTTCCGCGGCTTTGTCGACGTTTAAATTTATTCGATACAATACATCTATCGTGAGTCCCGGGACGAAGCTTACGGCGTTGGATTGCGGAAATAATTATAATGGAAATTTTCAAGTCAGCGTCACTACTACCGGAACGCCACAAATAGTTTTGACGCCATCTACGTTTGAGCTGGGAACACATTTACAATTTACTCAAACTAACGCAGCGGTTATCGGTACCAATTTAAGTGTCAGCGCGACTACCCTGACCAATTCCATATCTACGTCAATAACTAATAACACTGCGACAATAATTAATACCGTTGCGACCATTAATAACAATGCTTCGGCAACTATAAACAATACCGCTCCGACTATTAACTATACTGCCGGATTTATTAATTTTGACGGATTGATAAATCAAGTAGCCGGAAGACACATAAATTTATTTTTGAACGTAAGAACCGTAACGCTTGTACCTTTTACAAGTTATACTGTTGTGGCGGATGATATTGTATTGCTCATAACTACAAATGCTATAAATCCATTACAAGGTCAAGCCTTAGTATTGCTTCCGACTGCTGCATCCTCCACGTATCGTGTTTTGATTATAAAAGATGCAGCGGGTGCCGCTTCTACAAGCCCCATTACGATCGTTCCGAACGGCACTGATAAGATAGAAGGACTTAATGCCGGTAAGGCAATTGATGTAGATTGGGGCGGATTGACAATTGTAAGTAATGGTACAGATTGGCTCGTGATATAGGAATATTATGAAGTATGTTGTATTTAAAAAATGTGGTTCTGGCTCTGTAGATTTACCATCAGAGTATATAACAGAATTTTATTATGTCGATGATGCCAACATAACTACGCCAGATGGCAGCTTTGTATTACCGGAAGACGAGTTTAACGTATTGCTTCAAAACAATCAAAGCCTGATGAATACGTATCGGCAGGAAAAACGAGAGCAAGAAATTATTCTTCAAAATAATGAAGCTGATAGACTGAGGGGACTGCGTCAAGAATTCGAGGAATTTAGGGCTTGGCGAGCTGCTCAAAGTGACGGGTACAGCACATGAGTATCTCTAGATTAAAATTTGTTCGCATTGTTTCTCCACTTGGCGTCCTCGCAGGCAACTATAGTTTTAACTGGACCACACCTGCTGGAGTTTCAGTTATTTTTATTGCAGGCTGCGGCGCCGGTGGCGGCGGCGGCTCGGGCGGCGCCTTCTCCGCGACCTTCGGCGGCGGCGGTGGCGGCGGCGGTGGCGCCGGTAGTACTCTTGGATATTCATTCATTCCGGTCACACCCGCAATTTCGTATGCTGGGTCTTTGGGAACATGCCTAGCTCCATTCCTTACATACCAGGATGGTAATCCTGGAGAGGCCAGCACATTTGGATCTTTAATTTCATTTCCCGGAGCTACTGGAGGTCTTAGAGGAGGACATGCGAATGGCGCAGTTTCTCCTGGTCTTGGCGGCGCAGGCGGCGGCGGTATTAATTTTACATTATCAAAATCAGGCGGGGCCGGAGGTGACGGAGGCGCCGGAGCCGTGTCTGGTGTTACTGGTTTCCCTGGCCAAGCAGCTCTGGCTCATTACACAAACTCTGCTTACACTGATGGAGGATACGGAGGTATACCTCCGAGCGGTGGCACCGGCGGCGGCGGCGGAGGTGGTGCAGGTGGAACCTCTCCATTACCAGCGATATTGGGTGGTGGACCAGGAGGCTTGCCATATTCTTATGGACCTACCTTGGGTGGCTCTGCATTGTATTTTGGCGCGGGCGGCGGCGGCGGCGGCGGCGGCGGCGGGAATGCAGCTTATCCTCCAACAAATAACGGCACGGGAGGGTTTAATGGCGGTGGTGGTGCGATAATGATCGTGTATATGATTTAATTGAGGAAAAATGGAAACTGCATTACAAAATTTACTAAGTTGGAATTTTCTTCTATTATGCTTAACCATCGCGGCAATTAATTTTTCATTGCGAAAAATAACCGACTACTGTATGGTACAGTTTAATCTGGTTAATAAATTTGCTAAATTTTATAATGATGTGTTCCTCCCACTCTCGCCAATTCTAACAGGATTGCTGTTTTGCGGCGTCGCAACTAAATATCCATACTCTTCTGATATTGTTTCGTTGAGCGGCAGATTAAGCATGGGCCTGACCGCAGGGTCTTTTAGTAGCATTATTTATCGTGTCATCAGAAGTATGATAAAGAGCAATATAAAAGCAGTCAGCGGTGGTCAGATTGATTTGGGAGACTCTGCACCTCCGACTCCATTGTATCCGTCTCAGGAACCGGGCCCAGGCCAAAGTGGAAAAACACTTGATCCGTAACGAAGAAAACGATTCGTCACGACTTCATTCATTCTATATTTAAGTATGACTGGTGCGGAACTGATTAGCCGTTCCGGCAGCGCGCGAAAGATCAGATGAGCAATTATCCCAATAAATATGATGATGATACGAGTCTTCCGAGGGTCGATGATAATATTGTCGAAATCGGCAGTCTCGCAATTAATCAATTACGTTCAGCTGTTTTTATCATCGAAAGAGAACTTGGACTAAATATCTCAGGAAGTTCAGGCTCGCTCGCTGCAAGAATCGCGCTCTGTATAAATCCTGATGGTACGCTCAAACCTGCCGCAATCGTAGCCGCGGGTGCGATTGTTGGCCCGGTAACGGATCTAGAAGTCTCCCCGACTGCCGCGATTGCTGAATCAAAACTTGCTCTCGCCCACAACACCACCTCTCTATTTACCGATCTAAATCTAACAAAAAACGATCTAATCAATCTAACGGATCTGTTTTCCGAACTCAGTACAGACTTTGTTAGACATCTTTCAGGTGTCGCGTCCATATCCATACCAACGATAAACGGACGCCACGTCGTATCTCACATCGATATCAATTCTGAACCTTCCGATTCAAGAGATCCTAATTTCGGCTGGCCCGGAGGAGAGTCCCCTAAAAATCGTTTCGGCCAATCCAGAGGCTCTAACCTAGCTCTATTTCTAAGAAGTCTTAATCAAGAGCTTCTGAGACACTTTAGAGCAGATGGTCTGGTTCATACGGATGGGTATGCCGATACCATTTCACACCCGGCCAGATCCGTTTCGCTCGATTCTAGCGGTTTTTTCATTATTCCGAAAACAATTAAAGATGTCCAGGAATTCGCTGAATCAATCGACAAAACAAATTTCTTATCTACAAATAATCATCAGCAAAATCATCATGCCAACGGCATCAGTCGTACATGCCGTGGAGTAATTCTCAATACAGATGGATACGGAGCCGCGGTTCCGTTCACGCCTGTTAAAACTTACCTGAGACACGCAAATGTCTCATCGATCGTCGATGATAATAATGTTGGCGATGACATTATTGAATTCATTCCTGGGAATGACGCAGTATTCAAGTTTGATTCTGAATTTGGAAAAGTTAAACCGGGATACATAATTACAGTTGATTATGGTGATTTGAAAGTACAGTATCTTATCGATTCTATCCGGTTTACCTATGATGGTGCGGTTCCTCCGAATCGAAAATATATCGTTAGGATTGCTGGAAGAAACATAAGGGAATCGGCTCTGGCGATTGCCCGGATAGACAAACCACTTTTTAGCGAGAATAAATCTGGTGTTTTGGCGCTTTCTGCCGTAAATAACCAATTTAATCAAAACGGATCTTTGCTCCTTGGCCATCCAAAAGCCGCTATGTGCTTGGGTTTAGGATTTGATCCAAACAACTTCGGCCCGAGTAATTATAATCTTTATCTAGCTATTTATCCGTATGGTGACCCTGTAACCAAAACTATCAATCTCCCTCCGATTGATGTCACGGGGAACCTCGGTGCCACGCCGGGCAAATATACACTTGATTCGATCGTACAGAGCACAAACGATGCGCTGCACCGAGCAGGATTTAATTATAGATTCATAGCATTCCAGAGTTCTGGTGAATTCGGAATCATGATGTCAGACTCGATACTGAATGCCGGATTCAGCATTATTTCTGGTGTCGTGAATAACATTGGCGTTCTGGTCGGGACCCTCGTCAATAATGTCATCGGTGATGCCTCTAATAATCTTGATCCGTTAGGATTGGGAAGAAGTAATGCAAATGTCGCCTCGGCATCATATCGATCTGGATTCATAACGATTGAGCAGTCTCAAACATCCGCTAATATTTTCGTTCCTCTGAACGCTAAAAATTATTACGTTGATGGAATAGAAAGATCATCACTAAGACAAGTCAGCGATGGATATGTTGATACGTTTAAAGATGGATATTGGCTCGCAACGATTTCAGAAAAGAATATTTTTCCATCCCAAACGGTTCGTGTAAAATACGAAATTCCACTGGATCTTTCAAAAGCCGAGCTGATTCCTGGTAAAACCTTATTGGTTCAACCGGTAACCCCATCCACGACCATTAATGATTTCGATTATGGTAGATTTATAATTGAAAATGTTACGTTTGACGCGTGTGACGGTGTGGTTAACAAAACTATAATTGAAGTTTATAACGGAGTCCATGCTGCCGGGAACCCTGTCGCCGCGACAAGCCTTGGAATCAAGGTAAGAATATACTTTGGTGATGAATCCGTATCATTTGATAAACTTAATGTTATCAACTCCACCAGTACTGATTTATTTAAACGATACTTCGAAATATATGTTGATTCCGCAACTCATACGTTCACCCATGAGCGTGCTCGGTTTAATCGAAATACAACGAATGTCAGTCTAGCCACGGCTAATATTATTAAAGTTTCTTCAAAGCTAAGAGGCTACGATTCAGCTCTTAATAAAAAAATAACATTATTTATACAGAGCTACAATCAAACCGATGGTACGTATACCGGATACCTGTGTCGTGACTCAATCAATAATCTTGGCCCGGCCATAACAGGTAAACGTGGCACCGTAACTAGATTTTATGATGAAACGAACGTTGATCATATCGATATACTGTTTGATTTCAATACAATTCCAGTTTCATTTACTAATGAATCATTAGTTATTGATCTGTTTCCATCGCTAATTCAAGATCTTGAAGTTTTTTTCTTGGGTTCTTGTCAGCTCGACGATCCAACGAAAAAAGTCAGTTACATTCGTGATGTACGTCAATTTGGCAATGTTAGTGAGAAAGAACTAACGACCTCAGCACTGGATCTGATTTCTTCAGGCGACAGGCATCTTCACCAGAATGGTGTTGTGAGGGGATTTGACCAGGTAAGTGTAGCTGGAAACCAGTTATCGTTTACCGGTGGCCTAGCACTTGTCAACGGAAGACTTCTTGAACAGAATCATTTCAAAATCGGTATCCCGATCGTTCAGGAATACATTTCAGGATCTCCATACAATAAGATTCTTTGGGCCGTATGCGTAGATGATCGTGGAGATATCCGAACGTTACCGCTTACTGATTACGACTCAACTATAAGTCTAAGTAATAATCCCACAAGAGAAGTAACACTATTCAATCCAGTCAATTCTTCTACCTATACAGTAGAATCGACGACTTTTCAGAAGATCGCAATAGCAAGAAAAGACCTAACTTTACTATATTTGGTTGTTTCGGATGTTACCAACGCCACTACTTTCTCTTTGACTGTTTCGGATGCGCGTAAATTTGCCCGTGACAGCTCTGCCAATATACCGATCGTTTGGACGAGCAATCAAATAAATGGTAATTTCAATACCCTGACTGGACTAAATAATTGGCTGCGTTACAACACGACCCATAATAATATTGTGCGATTGAAAGGGATATTCACTCTAACGTCACCGATATCTCTCGCGTATGATTATCCAGTAAAATTTGAGGGAGACGGAGCGATATTTCGATGCACGCCAGCTGTCGGAGCCTCTTCGATTCAGTTGGGGAGCAACGTAACGCTTGATGGGATTCGGCTCGAATACACCCCGGCTACGGCAGATAGCTCCTATACATCAACGAATCTAGTCAACAGCAATGCTGGAGTGATTGATTGTCTGGCTGGATCCGTAACGGCTCCCGTAACCAACGTAACCATACAGAATTGTGAATTTGTTATTAGTTCGGTTGATCATTATGCGGCTCTAAATTTCCGATATCCATCATCCGGAGGAGCGTTCCAGAACGTAATTCTTCAGAATAACCGTTTCTCCTGTACCGCTACCGGAGAAGTAAAGAGAGCCGTGATCGCTGTAACGGGCAATACAACGAGCGGAGCGACTACTTGTTATGCGGTTAATTTTGTCATTAAGGAAAATATCTGCGATCGAAACCAATTGATAAGTTTCAGCAGTACTGCCAATGGCAACAATATCAGAGGAATCATTGCGATAAAATGCAAGATTCAAGATAATATTTGTGGAGCTATTAATATACTGACACGTCAGGATACGCCGCTCAGTACGGTTAACGGAACAGTTATTCGTGATAAAGAGAATATGTTGTTTGTAGATCAGAACACTTGCAGATTTATTTACAGTGGGGCCGGAACCGGATTGGTCTATCAGGGTGGAGTCAGACCTAATGTTAATTTTCCAACCGGAGTTTTTTCAGGCTCTTGGATCATACAGAATAATACTTGTTCGTGGATTCATCTTGGCATCCGGACACCTACCGATCCTACAGTGCAGGTACCGAGCGTAGTTATTCGAAATAACAGGATAACTGCTTACAACGTAACATTTATTAACCAACATTATTACGGATCCAGCACAATCAATACTGCTTTGATTGTTGATAGAACATCAGGTACGTAAAGGATAATCGTGCCAGAATTTACAAATAATTATACATCTGTCCTGATAGAGGGAAATACCATCGCTACCGGTTCCTCTAGCAGCGGTACACATGCCTACGCGGTAGGGATTTCATGTCAAGCCGAGGCAGGTATTCTGAACAATAATATTTCTTCCTGCTCTTCATATATGTTGGATTCATCTGCATCGGGGTCATTTACCCTGACGTTTGCAAACGTTGCGGCGTTCAGTACTTCTACATATTACGCGGAAATAACATCACTTCCATCTGATTATATGATCGGGCAGAATGCGAATTTGAGATTTACGGTTACTTGCAGTGCCGTAACGAATGATCCTCCATCTACCGCGGTCATGGGTCACCGGTGATTATTAAGTATAGATGGTAGAAGATGGTAACGAATAATTTCCTACGTTCGGATCTTGACCAGATCTACCATGTCGTACAGAACACGATGATCGTGTATCCGAAGGAATTGGTTATTTCTTCGTTACGTGAACATTTTAGTAAAGATTCGTACTATAGATTTGATCGAGATCGGTTTGGATTCGCTAATACACCGGATCATACGGATCTTCATCCTGAAGCCGGATATACGGAAGAACTTAAAGATCTCACGACAAGATTGTTTATCGGAGAATCCTTCAGAAGAGATACTATTTTCTATCCTGCATTGATTATCCGGCATGGCGGATCCAATTATGTTCCGATTTCTTTGAATCATGAGCAAGGAAGCGTTCAGTGGGGGAAAAGAGTATTTCAGGATGGGTATGGAAATATAAAAACATTTGCAATTCCTGAATATTTTATTCTTGCGGGAGCCTGGGAAGGCTCGATTACTATCGAAGTAATGTCAAGATCTCTTCGTGGAAGGGACGATCTGACTCAACAGATTAGTTTATTTTTTGCTGATTTGTGGTTCAGTAAACTCGAACATGCCGGTTTGGCCGTAAAGGGCGTTCAGGTTGGTGGTGGGACAGAGGCTGATGATCGGAACGATAAATTATTTAAACAAATCATTACGCTGAATATTAGAAGTGAATGGAGAAGACATGTTCCGATCGGAAATATTATAGAAGTGATCAAGACAAGCGTAGAATTCGGAAATGTTGCCGGTACGACACCCGTGGCTCAGAACATCACCATCACTTCAACACAAACATTATTAGATGTATTGTTACAACTTTAATATTTTATTTTAATAATTTTATCAATGTCGTAGCAATTTCTTGTATATTAGGTGGTATTGTTAGAATGATAAATTCAGAAATAGCTAATAATCAAACATCATCATGACTAACTTGAATAGGAAAATTCATGGCTAACATCCCAGGTGCAGCGGGAGCAATTCCCGGAGTATATACAGATGTCCAAACGGTAACGTCGGGCGTTTCGGTTCCGGGAGGCGTGCGCCTCGCAGCAATTATGGGCGAAGGAGCCCGTACCGAAGTAATCGTAAGTTCAGCTTTGGGTGGAGGTTTGGATGGTTTCAATCCAACCTACGCCTCAACCAGCGGAGCTGACGGACGTCACTTCAAGCTCACTCTCTTCCCAAACGTAATCAACAGAACAATCATTTATCGAAACGGCTCACCTCTAAAATTACTAGAAGCCAAAATAGATCTAAATGCGTTTGATGATTTTTACGATTGTAGAGTAGATCCGGCCACCGGCAGAATTGAACTACAGTCTGCCCATTTGGTTGACCTGGGAGGTAAATTCTATCTCCCATCTACTTCAAATTTTGGTTCCGGCACGATTGAGAATCTCAGCGTCGTTGACCTGAACGCTCCTTCCGAAACCTGGACCATCAAATGCGTATCGGTCCAGCGTGACGGATACGGAGCCCCGATGACCCAAACGGCCAAGTTCTTGGCATTTGGTTCAGTTTCGGGTGCGTTACTTGATGGTTATGGAAACCCAATTGTCTGGCTATCTGACAATAATATCGTTTCGAACGGCATTATAAGATTCAGCGTTTATCAGAACCCAACCTTCGGCTCAAATAACTTTAAAGAAGGCGATTCCTTCCAAGTTAAAGTTGAATCTGGCGTTCTGCTTCGCAATGATTCCCTGACTGCGGCGTATATTTCGATTACCGATCTGAATGACCCGGTATTTTTCGATAATATGGAAGATATATCGAAAAAACATGGACTTTCAAGCGTTGATAACAATCTAACACTTGGCTGTCAGATTGCGTTCTCCAACGCTACTCCGGGTGTCGTGACGCTTCAGACGAAACCAGCATTGCCCAGACGTACTGCTTTTGATCTTTCGACATCAGTATCGTCTACCAGCACGGATATTGAAGAGTACATATTCCCACTTCCGGTAGGTGTGAAACCAGATGTAAATTCAAATCTACATTTCTTCACAACGAATGCCGCGACGGGTATCGAGACTCAGGTTCTTCCGAACAAACATCCACTATTTACGGTAGGTGATACCAGCACCACGCCATCGCTCAATACATTTATTTTCAGCACCACAACCTACGCTTACTACTACACGGTTATCGAGAGACCCCTCGTAACTAAATTCGGTACCAACGGAACATTGGTTTCATCCGTAGCAAGTCCAGGTAACGCAACCCTTACCAGTGCATCGTTTACCTTTACGGCTTCCGATGTAGGTAAGAAGATTAAACAGTTTAATGTTGCGAATGATGTAAACAAAGGCATATTCGATATAACGGCAGTATCGAGCGGATCACTCAATGTAAGGTTCCCACTCTTTACATCCGCCACTGCTGTACAGTTCCAATTGGTTAATTCATCCGGCACTGTCATCAGTACAATTGGTGATGGTGTCATCACACCTAATATGATTGATGGAACGAAGGCAGTTTTGGGAAGTGCCTCGACTGACTTTAGTTTGATTTCAGGACTGACATTACTAAATGTAAAGATCACCGCGTCTTCGAATGAAGTAAATAATGGCAAATTCCTAATTGCAGGAGTGGTGTCGGGAAATAACTTCGCCATCACGATTAAGAAATACTTTGTTGACGAAACAAACGTTGCGTTTGAAGTATTCGATACAACGAAAAACGGCTCATTCGTAGTGGTGAATCAGAGTGTTGTACCGGCAGGACAGTCTCTCCGCACGACACTGATTGATGATCGGGACGCTGATTTCTTCGATGCAGGATGGTTAGGAACGCTTGCTAAGCTAGAAACGGTTGAAGTTGATATCGTGGTACCGCTACCCAAGCAGACCATCAGCGCGATATTTCAGAACACACTTGCTCACTGTAGAACAATGAGCAATATCAAGAACAAACGCGAACGTGTTCTGTTCTGCGGCGGTATTCGTGGTTTGACTCCTGACAATGTCAGGGGCTCAAAATTGGCAGCGGTTGAGGATATTGGAGTCCTGGAAGGTATTCAGGGAGACGATATTAATGAGATCCTGTCTGGAAATACGGAAGACCTTGCCAACTATAGCGTCAGGGCAGCATTCGGAAATACATTCCGAGCCGTGTATATGTATCCTGATGAGATTGTCGTGCAGGCCGGGACAGAACGGGTAAAGATTGACGGATTCTACATGGCCGCGGCTGCCGCAGGGTTCTTCTGCGGAACGCCGAATGTTGCGATCCCACTAACGAATAAGACGTTAGCCGGGATAACTATTCTGAACGATAAGCGGTATTCACCGACTGTATTGGAGCAGTTGGTTGGGTCCGGCATCACGGTAGTTCAGCCGGTATCCGGTGGTGGCAAGGTTATACAGGGCAAGACCACAACGAATAGCGGATTTCCGGAAGAGGAAGAGATTTCGATCATCTTCATTCGTGACCGGATCGCCAAGTCACTTCGATTGGGCTTTGATGGGTTCGTAGGTAATCCCGAAGATGATACGACTCAGGGAAGCTTGACATCACGCGCGATCGGATTGCTTAATTCGTTTACCGGGTCATTGATAACGAAATACGCAGATTTGAAAGTTGTGCGTGATTCGGTGGATCCGAGACAATGGAACATTTCACTAAGAGCCCAGCCGATCTATCCTGTCAACTGGATTTATATAAAAGTCGGGATTGGCGTTCTCTAACTCAAAGAATGAATAATTTTATTATATTACAGGATCTGGAGAACTAAATGGCAGCTCAAACGGGAACAAATTTTTATTCGGGCGACGGTAAAAATCGTATCGGCACCGCACTCAGCACTAATATTGTAGTTAAAGTTAATAATAACGCGATCGGCGCGATCCAGACGATCAGTTACACCGAGACGCGGGCGATCTATATGCTTAAGGAGGTTGGGACGGATGGTAACGTTGATAGCGTCCCAAACGGCTCAGTCAAAATTATAGGCAATTGTACCCGGATTCGTTTTGATCGTCTTCGCATTGCCGAGGCTTTTGGCCGTGGGTACGTACACGCGCATGCTCAGCGATATCCGTTTGATATTGATATCTTCGATACGTTTAAAGGAGATGGGGAGAATACGATCGTCACGACTCTTCGAAATGTGTGGATAAATAGTATCCAAACTAGTTATGGCGCGGATGCTTTTATCATATCTGAACAAATGCACTTTGATTGCGAAAGCATTGAGAGCCATTTTGCTGGCGGAGCCAATAATGCCGCAACGGGTGGAGAACGAGGACTCGTATTCTTTAATGATGAGATCGAACGTGAAGCGGATCGTGGCGGTCGTCGTGGCTCTATGGATGCCCCGGGTCTTATCAATGCCTTCTTAAATCGTAATCCATTCTAAACAAAGAATCAAATTGATATATAATCAGGAGAGCGCAGAAATGCAGCTCTCCTGATTCATTTTGAAGAAAGAAGAACGGCAGTATGTCAAGTATAAATAGTCCGATCGGAAATAAAAATTTTTCACCTTCCGTTACGCACCGAGCCTCGACTCAACGTACCTATGAAGTTCCGGATAATTCTGGCCAGGATAATGATCTTAACGAAGAGTATGGTCAATCACGAGCTGATTATGCTGCAATGGAAAGAGAAATTGCCGCAGCCCGGAAAGAAAAAGTAACCGGAAAAGTAAAAATAACACCGTATAATAAACAGCGTGTAGAATTTCTAGCGAATATCGGAAGAATAACTAAAGAAGTACGGATCGAAAATACTACATTTACACTCAGGACTCTTAAATCAAAAGAAATGCGGTCATGTATAGCTGAATCGCTTCAACAGGATGTGATCCAGCAGACATTTGAACTACGTAGACAGCAATTAGCAACATCATTATGCGCGATTGATGGGAACGATCTATTTACGGCTCTCGAAACAAATGATCGTTCGGCCGTTATGGATATTCTGGATGAATTTGATGAAAGCCTTATTGAGCGGCTTTATTCTGAATTTGCATCATTGACGAGAGAAGCATCGGATCGATTTAAGGTCAGTTCCGAAACCGATCTGAAAGAATTGGCTGAAGAAATAAAAAAATAGTTAAGGAACCAGATCAGCGTTTTATCTGGTTCTTAAGTAAAACATATCAAAGACTTCCGGATGATCCATATTTTGAGGACATGGATCCTCTTCTGAAACTATTAATGTTTGAGCATTGGGTTGAGGATCAGATGGAAAAAGGTGAGGATATTCGAGATATCAGTTATGCTGTTGGATCTTTCATCAATCCACAGGCAGTTCGGGAACTATTGAATCGTGATAATAATACATTCAAATCAACCGATGCTGAATTCGATGAATTTTCACGTAAACTTATCGAATCTAATCAAACTAACGTCGTTTCTTCAAAAAAGAAACGAAAACGCCGAGCCCTGACAGGTTCATGAATTAATAAACAATGACTGATCCTTCCGAAACTACTGCCACGGTTCCGACCGCACCGGATCCATCAGGATTTGATGCATTGGCAAAAGCCATGGAAGGCTTCATAAATAACGCTCAAAAAGCGGGCACCGAAACAGATCGCTTTAATAAACAATTAACTGACTTAAAATCAACAGTACAGAATAATAAAGACAGTATAAGTAAATTTATTGATCCCGGGAAAATAGAGTCCACTATAACTCTTGTTAAACAATTAGGTGAAGCGATTATCAGTTCTGCAATTGCTGGCCAACATGCATCTGAGACGTTTGCAGGTTTTGCGACCGATGCAAAATTAGGATTCGTCACAACTGCCGAAACCTTTGCTCCGATTAAAGGAGTGTTGACTCAGATTACAAGCCTGACAGGAAATATACCAGAAGTGGGAATGGAGATCGAAAAAATGATCACCGGAGTTACCGATGGAATTGATCTTATGATCAGAAATGCTCAAGCCATCCGAGGCGTTGAAGACCAATTTATTCAATTGGCCGTGGCCCGTGGTCAACTAAGCGACGTATTTGATATCGGGGGAGCTTCTTCTCAAAATCTTACTGATAAAACTCATAATCTTATAGAACAAACAAAGAATTTATCCTTAGCAACAGGATTCAGCGTTACATCGTTGAATCAACTAAGATCCACTATCGGAGAGATTCCGGGAGCCATGAATAGTTCATCTGACTCCACGACTGAATGGGGCGGAACATTAGATGTTGTGAATGCCGCGACAAGAGTTTCCGTCACGACTCTCGGAGGATTGCCAAAGGTTCAGTTAGAAATAAAAGAAGCTTATGAAAAGATGGGCTTGAGTGCTGGTGATGCTGTTAAATATATAGGTGCCCTGAATACCGTATCTGAATTCTCTAAATTAACATTTAATGATGTCAGGTCCGTAGCTGAGGATGTTGCTAATAAATTCGGAATGCTTGGAGATCAATCCAACTCTACTCTTAATATCCTGCAACGTTTCGGTCCAACATTTAGAGAAATAGGCTTATCATCTACACAGTCAGCCAAATTGATTAATGAAATGGTGGATGGTATTAAGGGTCTCGATACCGGAAGCAAAGCATTCATTTCATCTAGATCCGGAGGTCCGGGAGGGCTTCAGGGCGCTTATAAAATTGATAATCTGATACGGCAAGACAAGCTTGATGAAGTCATGAAAATGGCTCAGGATACGTTTAAACGCCAGCTTGGGGGGAATATCGTATCTCTTGAACAAGCCGGACAGGATCCCAGGTCTGCCGCACAATACCGAAGACAATTATCATTAGCAAAATCCACTCCATTCGGAGCCATGGTAAAGGATGAGCAGTCTGCCGGAAGATTCTTTGATGCGTTGAAAACCGGAACGCTCGGAACGGGAGAAGTAAGAGGCAAGCAAGATCTTTTCGAAATAAGCAGTCAGCGCGGTAAAAATGTTCAGGATGATCGAAAAACCGCACTCACGGCCATAAGTGCCAGTATTACCAAGATACAGCAGGAATCATTAGCAAACATTACAAGAATACTTGGAGTAATTGCTGGAAAAGGCAATCCTATAGTTGAAAAAGTATTAAACAGTTTATCACAAGACGCGACTCAAGCTGTCGGAGCATCTTTACAAGATTCTACCGCGCCTCAAAAAGGCGGACTTTTCCCGTCAATCAAGGAAGCCGGGGCAACCGCCAAACTCTTTATTAGTGGAAAAGAGAAACACCACGAAGCCACACGTCCAGATAAGCCTCTTCCGACGATCACGCGTATTGGTGATACGGATAAGAGAGATATGGTACGGGGCAGGACTACCGCTCCTCTTCCTCCTGTCATTACACATAAACAACACCAACAAATGGCAGCGCAACAGATTCAGCGTCCGGCTGAAAAATCTCCCTCCGCGGCTCTTACGGATAAAACCGTAAGATCGATCCAAAATGTTGGTACGGGTGGCGGCGCAGGTACGGGACAAAATCAGGCACGTCTCGGAGCGCAGGAAGTAAAGTTTCCCGATAGTTTAAAGATCACTGGACAACTAGAGGTGAAGTGCATTGATTGTGGCAGAGTTAATGATAAAGGTAAAATCATCGCCGAAGTAGAATCGAGACAGTCTCTGATCCCAAGAAGATCAGAATAACTCCTGCATAAGACAAGAGAATGCCGGAGGCATATCAACTCATATTATCATGGGCGTATTCGGACCTATTATTGATGGATTGAATCAAGTCTCACAAGCTCTCGGTGGTTCAAGCGGACCTCAAGACTTCGAGAAAGATGGATTCATTGTATCGGGAATTCCTTCAGGTGATGGGAATGGTCTTCCATCAGCCAAAGCACCGTCAGATAGACGTCCGGCGAAACAAAAAAGAAAAATTATTAGTTGGTTCGTTCCGGAATACGGTGTCGTAAAGATGTACGTGAATCCTAAAAATATAGTATACATTTATACTAAAATAATAAAGGAAGAACAAACGAAAGGCGGATTCGTTATTCAGTATTGGGGAGAGGAGCTTCCTAAGCTCACGATCAGCGGATCGACCGGAAGTTCTGGTATCGAAGGAATCAATGTTCTGTATGAAATATTCCGTGCAGAACAATTATCATTCGATGCGATCGGATTGGCTCTATCAGCAGATGCCAGGACATCAGGATTTCAGGGTATTGTTGATAAAGCTGGTGAATCTATTTTTGGTGGAGGATTGGGCGGAAGCATCGCCAGTACCGTTGCGGGAGGACTGCTCGGTGCGGATCCAGGTTCCGGCGCCATTGCTCCACAGAATGTTCCGTCCTTAGCGGCGTTGGCGCTTGGGGTAGAAATGTATTATGACGGATCAGTTTTCCGAGGTTATTTTAAAGATTTTTCGGTAACGGAAGATGCCGAATTGATCGGAACGATCAGTTATTCGATGCATTTTCATGTAACGCAGAGACGAGGATACCGGCTCAACAGCATGCCTTGGAACAGGTCTGCCGTTGGTGGGCCGAGCAACAATTCTGCTGGTGGTATTCCCAGCACATTCGGACACTATTCTACGAAAAGATAGAGTCAGATATAGATAAAGTAAGATGGCGTTTTTTGATAATCTCGGCAGTATTCTGGATCAACAATTTAATCTATCGGATAATAAATTAAGATCTCTCGATACGACCAACGATGACGGGTCGACTCAGCGTTTCGGCGCGCTCGGGGATTTTGCGGGCAAATTTGATCAATCTGCCGAGCGAAGATACCTTGAGAATGGATTTACAAAACATTCCAGACTCCCGAAACAATTAGAAATCATGTCTCAAGAACCAGAGATTACGGTTCTTGTTAAAAAGAGAGAATTTTCATCACTCCGTGTTCAGACGAACACGGAACTTATGGATAAGCATGATAAATTGTTCTTGAAAGCATCGGCTATTCTTTTTAATAATAAATGTAATCAATTATCAGCATATGAAAAATTATCCAAGATAGAGAGGATCGCACAGATTCAGAACAATGTTGAATATGCGATGCTGCCGATCTTGGTAGATGCGGCGGATGTCGTGGATTTATTTTCACCATCTATTTTGAGCCCCAATAAACAACCTTCTAGTTTAAAAAAAGCAATCGAGAAAATTAGAAAATTAGTGGCGTTTAATCGTACCAGCGCCACTACACAATGGGTAGTTAACCGAAACAGTAGTTTCAAGACAACATACGGAATCGGTACCGGCGTGATTGAATTGACTACGGTAAATCAACTCGAAACCACCACTAGTATTAAATGGGGAAGTGGCTCCTGTAGCCTTTCACTATCCAATCCATTAGAAATCCTTGTAATTACGGATGAAGACATTGATCGTGCGATCAGTGATTCATTAAATCCGTTCTACAGCAGTACATTTTTTCAATTAAGCAAAAGTGCCCTCGACAGCACCATGGCGCTGACTAAAAGACTATTAAATCTTAAAAGAAAAAATAGAGGTGTCAATCCGATCAAATTCATAGTTCAGCCGGATACGTTTCTTGGCAAAAAAGTAAGAGTATTGATCGACGGATTGGGAATAGAGATAAATCTTGATACGGATCCTGGGAATCGGAACTTTGGTGAAGCCATCATAGGTGATGTTACGAATATCGATACAGCGGCTGATTTTGGAGGGCCGCTTGGAAATCAAGGTTTGAAAGGTCAAGAAAAAGATCTTATCAAATCTATTGCGAATTCAATATTCGCCCAACTCAGCACCGAAGCCAATACTGAAAGAAAATTAAGAAGTTTCAATAAAGATAATACGTTGCTACGAAAGCAGATGAGACTTCATTATAATCAAAAATCTATAATTCAGCCTCTTGATGAGATCCATGTATACATTAATAGTAAAAGTCAGTTAGATACGAAGATTCTTTCTGGTCTCCAGACAAGTTTTAATTCATTTGGATTTCAACAAAAGGTAAGTCAGGGACTGAATGGATTGAAGGATAGTCTAAATAGTCTTTTCAAACCTGACGCTGGATTCAGCAAGATTGAAAAGGACGTTTTTGTTGGATCGGATTTTCCTAATTATCTTTGGTCGATGCTAAGGCATCATTTCGTAACGGATAAGGCCGGGACACATGTTTTTGCCGGGTTGGTAACATCAGCACCACAATCATACGGAAGCGGTGCGTTTACGTTACGTGTTCTGGGAGAAGACATGACTGCTTATTTTAAGCAAGGCAAGGTTAATTTTACTCCATCAGCCACAGATTTTGATCATCAGATTTACGATCCCGTGACTCCGTTCGACACGACATTTGATTCCATTACCGGAAAAGCTGGCGGGAAGGGTGGAGGTGTACCGAAGCTTCTTCCACAAAACATTGATTTCATAACAAAAAATAATCCTAAATTTGACTCTGGTCCGGATAAAGGAAAAGAAGTCACGTTGACGAACTTTTTCAATAAGGATATGAAAGCAGATCCGGTAAGTAAACTTATTAATCAAATATATTACGCGCCATCTGGAATGGTATATCGTTGGAAATCAGGCATCGCCACTCTTACTCAAACAAAAAATACATTCAATCCAAGTGCATCCATTGTTGAAACTGTTATCACGAGAACCACTAGCGATGCATTTGCCGGACAAGACGTGATGAATGTCCTGTCTTTATTATTAACTGGAGAGCCTTATAATTTTGCTACGTTTTATAAAAATGCTATTCAGTTTGATTCGTACAAAACAGAACAAACTGTCGATGCCTCGTATTATAGAGGTCTTCTTAATAATTTAAAGAAAAACAATCGTCTTTATGGAAATTACATTCCATTCAAACGTCTCAGCATACCTGAATCCCAAACAGCTCTGGCTATACGTACCCAAACAGATCTCTTGAATGATTCTAGCCAATTAGAATCTCTTCTGAGAGAACGAGCAATTCTATTCGATCGTTTATCTATGGTTACGTCTGGAGGAGTTTCGTCGGGGCAAGACGGTACGGCTCAACAAGACAGTACCCTTGTATTCAAAGTAAGAATAAAAGAGTTAGATGAACAGATCGGTGAAAAGCAAAAAGCAGTCAATCAAGCCATGAATTCAGGGGAAAAATTCCTCAGTATACAGGGTGATGATATTTCGTTTGAAGTTGGCGGTCTGATGGACACGGGTAAATCTACCCTTACTGAACAATCACGTCTGAGGAAAGAATTAAGAAGAAAGCTTAATTATTTGACACGTCGATTGATGTATCGTGTCAAATCCAATGATGATTCGAATCTATTGATTGTAGATGACTCGTATGATAAAGACTATGATTTTCAAGCTTTTAGTAAATCCGTAACAGGAAATATGAATGATTTTTCTAGCGATTATTCATATGTAGGAGAACAGATTAACAATGTTGCGGGGATTTTGGATTTGGAAGTATTTTGTGACTCACAGGGTCATATTCAGATCCGTCCTCCTCAATACAACCGTGTTCCACAGAGCGTATTCTACAAAATGTTTCAGATGAAGGAGCAATTGGGAATCCAGCTGTTTCCATCGTTTCTAGAAGACCTGTTTAAAAATCAAGTAAAGAGTCTTGTTGAAAATATAGAAGTTGTTGAAGATGAGATCAGGTATTATGCATTGGCGCTCGGAAAAGCGTCTGATGATGAAGTCACGGCATTAATAAATATAGGCGGAGGTACATTTACTTTCGTATCAGCCCAGGATGGAAAAATCGCTTCATTGGAAGCTATTTTTAATGAAAAAGATCCCGACGATAAAACAAAGGTATCGGATTCTTCTGAATTAGTTAGAAACTTAGGTGATTTATCTAGTTCGTTGGAACGTCAGGCAAAAAATACCGGATCTGTATTTAATATTCAAAAACGAGTAAGTCTTGTATCTCAAACATCAGTCAGTAATATTAATACATTCATCACATCTTCTGATAAGTTACAAGATCGTTCAGATGCGATTGTTAATCGGTTAACATCAAAAACAGGTGTAGCTCCGGTTCAGTTGAAAAGCTTACTGGTCAATACTGATAAACTAAAAACCACCAGTGCCATTGATGTCTTCAAAATAACCAAAGAAATTGCGGGACTGATCGGTAGGAGGCAGAATCTTGTCAAGTCTGCCGCGAGTGCCGTTAAAAGTATGAAGGATACGTACGAAACTACAACTTCCGGCGGAGAGTCGAATAAGGTTACGTTCCAGAATCTTTTCACCAAAAAAGATGTTCCGGAAATATTAGAAAATATGATCGAGGATGAATCCTATGATGATTATGGATTTGGATCCGGTTCAAGGTACGTTATACGGAACCGAAACATAATTTCATATGATTTTAATGAAAAACCACCTGGTTTTAATATGGTCAGGGTAGACGGGTTGTTCGCGGAAGGATTCGCGGACGCTCCGGGAGATTTGAGTCTTAGCAAGAGCGGAGGAAACGCTCTCACGAGCGCATATGCTGTGGATTATGATCTTTGGAGAATGTACGGACTCAAAGGTACTCAAGCCGTTACGGTTCCGTTTTTTAGCGATCCCGATACTCAATGTGCGCCGTACGCGGTATCATTGCTGAATCGTGAAAGAGGTAAAATATTTACCGGATCCGCAACATTGGTAGGAAATGAATTCCAACAGCCTGGTGAAGTTGTATATTTTGAACCAAGAAATATATTATTTTACGTACAATCAGTAAGTCATATTTTTACTTATGGAAGTGTTTTCAAAACGACCATCAATATGTCGCACGGACATGGTTTGGGAGAATACATCCCAACATCGTTCGATGTTATTGGTAAGGTTCTGTATCGAAACAGAGATCAAGTTAATCAGACTGTCTATAAGGGGCCGGACTCAGGGGATCAGAAGTTAGGAACGATTATCTTGGCTCCCGTGGGTGGGTCGGTCTTGAAGTCAGCGGCCAGCGGAGCAGCAGGGGCCAGCGGAGCAACAGGCGAATCTGGCGGGGATCAAATTGCAGCGGATCCGTACGGATCCAAAAACAAAAATATATTGTTGAATATCGGAAGGAGCATTTTCTCTTTCATGACACCAAATTCAGACAAGGTTCTTCCGACAGTTCAGATCAGAATATTCTTCAATAGCAAAAAAGGAATCAACACCGTAACACCTGAATTAAAAGAAGCTGCTGAATTTGTTAAGAAGTTCCTTACCGCGGAAAATTCTAAAAAAGCCACGGCAGCTTTCGGCAGCAGTGATCCTCCCGCGCCCGCGCTCGCGGATGATTCCGTGTTTTTACCATTGCCGAAAGAATTAGTAACGATAGAAGAAATAGATCGTGGAAAAGAATCTGAACCCAGACAACCATCATCTTTTGCGTGGGATGCCGTAAACAATCTTAACAATAATTCATCAGCATCCTCCGGAGCCTCATCAGACGGAATAAAGAGAGAGAAAATACTTGCAAGTTCTGTTATAGATATCTGGCTGGTTAGCGAATAAATGAAACCATTTAATAAAATACCCGGGACTCTCCAGAGAGGTCAGGTTGAATCGAGACTCGGACCCGATGGAAAGCTATCCGTTTCTCTCCTGAATGGAGAAGGAAAAGTTAATGTTCCGTATCTTCCGGGCTATTTTGGAGAACAGGGCCACTTTATCGGAGGTTCTCCTCAACCCGGAACTCCTGTTACGGTTCAACAAGCCGAAGGTGGAGAATATTTCTTAATAAACCAAATTGTTAAAAGCAATCTTTACCAATCATTAAATATTTCTGGCAACTCACTTCTGATCCAGAGCGATTCCGGAACAAAAATAAACCTTGATCCGGATCAATATATTTCAATCGGAAACGATTATACACAATTAAGGATTGATCCGAATCGTAATATACTTTCTAGTAATATTAATGAAAAATTCTCTGTATCGGAAGCCAGTATAAATATTGAAGGAATTGTAAAGCGAGATCTTAATCCTAGAGATACCGAAAGCAATGTATCGAGGAGAGAATCGCATGAATATGATGATTCGTTAGTGCCGATTTGTTTCGATCCATCGACTCCATTTGATGCCCTGACGATTGATCAGAACGATCAGAATTCAAGCAGCATTGCCCGGAATCTCCCTTTTATTGAAAAGAGAGAGATGGTTTATGAATTCGCACATAGTTTCGGATACGAATCTGATCCAGCCGAAGCGTCCAGATATACTAGAAATAAAATCAACACCACTCCACTGAAATACAACCGTAGAGAAGCCCGG